ATATGATAAAGGAACGTGTAAACGTTGTACAGTCGTACCATTAACTGGGTCTGTTTGTTTACGATCAATATGAATATTAGAAAACAATCTACCGAAACCGATAATACATTTTCTAACTATACCATGATAAAATACGCTATTGTTCAACATTTAATTAATCCCATTGTCCACCAATAGACTGCCATGCATCATCAGTGTAAATAAAAGTAACAACATCAGCACCATTAACAAATGGCTCAATATAATTATTTGTATATTCTGACCCAGCGATACGACATTTATTGGTTACATAAATCCTAGTAATATCAGAATTTTGTAATCCTGTTTGACGGACTACACGTAGGATTTGTCCTTCTGTTCCATTAGCCAATGTATAGTATCCAGCAGTTAATTTATTAATAGATTTTGTTAAATCTAAAGCAACTGCTCCAGCTAAATTTACACCACCAGTTTTTGTTACAGTATTACCAGAACTTAATCCTGCATATACTTCATTAAAGTTGTCATTAATTTTAGTAAAAGCTGTGCGTAATGGATCACCTGACTTATTGTCAGCCATTGTACCTATGTTTATTGTCTGCTTAGCCATTTTGTGTTCTGTCCGTTTTAATTGTTGTTTGATCAGCTCGGATTGATGTAGAATCAGTTTTTAAAGAAATACCAAGGGTATCAGTATTAGATGAAACTTCGCCGAATGGATTAGATTCATCAAACAAAGCATTTTCAGCAGTAGCTGCTGTTTTAAATATATTATTATCAGCAAACCCAGTAGCATCTTGTACGTTTGGGTTAACTGTAACGTCAAACGATTTAAGGTTCTCGAATACATCAACCTCAGGAATACCAGTATCCATTTTTTCGCTACTGTATTGGAACAATTCAATATCTAATTTGTAAGTGTATAGTTTACCTAATTGATAGAATGGTTCTTGATGTTTGACAAATTTAATTTCAAATAAACCTTTTGTTAGAGGGTAATAGATTAAGTCACCCTCATTTGGTCTATTTGGTAGATATGTTGTACCATACGTTCCAATTAAATCAGTCCAACGTTTACGTGCAACAGTAAGAGTTGCAGATTGATCCATTAATAGACCAAACTTTTGAATCATTGCACCTTGTCCTGCTAGACTTTCAATGTTATCGAAATACATTTCAATTGGGTATGCATGTTCAAACTTTGATAAACGATCTTCACCAAAGATACGGTCTGTAGATACTTGAGTGCGTGGAATGTAAAGAAAATCTTTACCATAGATCTTTAAAGACTCAATAATAATGTCTTCAATAAGATCTTGTTCTCCAGAAGTTCCTTGGGTAAAATACGGATTGGTTGGCATGTATTACCCCATAAAGAAATCTAATGGCGCAGATTTTGTTCTTAGTTCGTCTTCTAGATCTTCAATTTCTTTAGTTGCTTCAGCATACAACTTATCTCCATCAAGAGTTACACCGCCTGGCAATTGTAATCCAGAGAACTTCTTAATGTTGATAGCCCATTGACGTTTAAATAAAGCAGTTACATAGTGTCTTAACCATGGCTCATTAAAAATCTTTACATAGTCTTCTGGGTTTAAACCACGATATCCTTGGATTAAAATATAATCTCCAATGATTACATCAGTTGCCCAGTTTACATCTAAGTATAAACGATTTTGCATGCGATTAAAACGATACAGAGGATGACCATTTAATTCTAAATCCAGCATTGCTAGATGAGACATAACTGTTTTATAGTAAACAATAGATGTAGAAGTTAAATCATACAAATCGTTTAAACGTAATTGGTATTGTAAATCGAAAATGTTTTTAGAAGAAGATGCTTGGCCAATATTTAAAATCTTAGTAACACCATAAACATAATCTGGCGTTGTAATATACTTTAAATCCCATTCACCTAAAACCATAGAGCTAACTAAACCTAAAGTTGGTCCAGATTGATCTGCAACATCTTTAATCTGACTACCAGAAACTGTCCAATCACCCTGAACATTTTTAACAGTCCAAACAGTAGAAGTTGAATCTTTATTCCATTGACGAATAACCTCGCAAGTACCACCTTGTGTATTAATCAATTTAGTGCTAATTGCAGGAATCCCCGTAGATGAAGTTACGGTCAGTAGAGAAGCATTAATCATATGCTTCAAATACATCTGCTCTACACCCTCATAGTGGTATAGATTAAAGTAGTCTAACGCTTCGTCCAGACGATCTTCAAGTTGGTCATCATCAACGTTGATTTCTAGGACTGGTGCACCAAGGGCACGCAGTGCGTATTGTTTTAATTGTTCTCTGGTTGCGACAGCCATTATTTTGTCCTAAGTTGTCTATTATTTATTTATTTTTTTTACAACTGCAATAAAGAAACCATTCCACCATTGTTCTTTGGATTCTTGATTATTTAGCCATATCTTCTTGAAAAGAGTCTCTAATCCCGCTTTGGCAATCCCATCTTCTGCCCCAGCAACAACACCTTCCCAATTAGCGTCATCTATTAAGATAATTGCCTCTTCAGCTAAACAAGAAGAATAATATCGTATAGCGTTTGATGTAGATTCAAAATCGTGGGCACCATCATAGAAGAAAAAGTCGATATCCTTGAGGTCGCTTTTATCAACAGAAAGCATATCACAATCAAACACTTTTAACGGTCTTTCATTCTTATATTTGCGGATATTCTCAATAAATTCTTGTTTATTTGTTTTGGGTAGTAACTCACCACTAGCTGGTTGGATATCTTCTTTCCAATGATCAACAAAAGTTGCTTCTTCAATAGTGCCAGAACGCAATACTGAGCACGCAGTAGAACCTAAGAAAGATCCAACCTCAAGATATTTTGTAGAATTATCCGCAATTTCTGTCAATAGATTTTGCATTCTTTTTGACGTCAAACCTTCAATTTCAATTTCTGGTCTAACAAAATTATCATGAAACGCTAAAGTTTTAACAACCTTTATAACCTTTTCTGAAATATGTGATTTATTCTTTGCTTCAAATAGTTTATCGCACTTATTACAATCCCAGCAATCAAACTTGCAGTTCTTGATAAACTGCCTCCATGCTTGAATTGGCTTACCTGCTAGGTTCTTATCATTAATATATTCATTAAACTCGTCAAAAAGAATTTCCTCACCACGAGAATAACGTTCAATAATATCCATTGTAGAATACATTTGAATAACAGATTCTCTACCATGCATTTTAAGAACATCAACATACTTAAACATCTCTTCCCAGTCTTCTCTCCATGGAGGAAGTGTAGCAGATTTTAAAGAAGAGGCAGGCTCAAGTACATCCCATTTTGGACAGGAGATTCTAGAGATTGGATCAGTAAAATACTGAGGACCATCTTTACGAGTATTATTAAATTGGAAGTGTTCATCCATTACTGGACAATTACCAAGACATCCCTCATTTGCTAGAAGAGCAATTCTTACACCATACTTTTCTTTTACTTGCCTAATACGTTCAAGGGTATCTGTGTCGCGCATTAAAGCACGGTCAATGTTGATGTAATGAAAGCCAGACTCTGCAGCTTTTGCTACCTGTCCAGCGTTATTAAGATTTCGTAGGATGGTATTCTTGATAAGAAGTTCAGGGAACTCTTTTTGAATCTTACCAGTCAACACCCAGTGAGTGTGCGGTAGTGTACATGAACGAACACCACGCTCATATAATGGTTTAAAATTTTCAATCCACAAATCTAAATTAGTTTGATCAGGTCTGACCTCTAAATTATTAAATGTAGCTGAAACTTTAACTCCAGTTTCATTTTGAATATACAGTGCATTTTCAATAAGATCTTGGGGATCGTTAATAAAAACATCACCCATAGCATCTTGTTCAAAAGGTGCTATTCTACAAGTGAAATAAACGTCATAGATTAAATTTCTATGACGTTTAATGAATTGTATAAACTCGTTAAACTGACTCTGGTTTAACTTTGGATTGTATGGTATGCTGAACATCTTTTAAAAACTCAGTGGCTAATAATTTATCGGTAACTTTTGGTACATCAAATTTAGGAAGATGTTCTTTATTTTCTAATAATCCTTGGCTAACAGCAGCACTAATTTGGCTTAAACCACCAAGTAGACGCTCATTATATTGAAGCGTAGTTGCTAATGTTAGAATTTGATCTTCTTCTGGCATCATTGCAATACTATCCATATTACCAGTACCAATACGACCATAAGAAATCATATCCATGGCAGCCTGTTTTGCCATGCGTGTAACCCAGTATTGTCTTTCTTCTTCTTCATCATAACTGAATGCTTTATTTAAAAGCTCTTCATTATCACCAGCAATATCTTTCACCTGTTTAATAAAACCCATCATCTCATCTTCTGCTTGAAGAAGTTTACGTTCCCAGATACGGCAATCATTTTCCATATCCTCAATATCAATTTCAATTAATTGTTTAGCTAAAGGATCTTTAATATGTTCTAGATCACGTTTTGCCATTTGAATTTCAATTAATTTACGTTTATGTTTATTTTTAACATTATACCAAGAATGATGTCTTGATTCAATTTCAAGCATACATTGTTTAAGCATTCTGTATGGAGTTAATTGTGAAGCAGTTACGAAAAACTTATTTTGATATTCAGACTGATTGCTGCTCATATTTAAAGCACCAATAACAATCCTCATTTCTTTTTCGTCTAATTTCAAATCGCTAACCACTTTACTATCTGGCTTAACGATATCATATACTCTACATGCAGTAGTTGTCAAATCACTCATTTTGTTTCCTTCAAATCAGTTTAAAAATTAAATTTATGTCCCATATATGGATTAACAATCTCATACATTTTTTCGCCAACATCATTATAAAAAATTCTATTACCCCATTCATCTGCAAGACCAAGTTCTTGTGCCTGAGAAATAGGCATCATAATCCCAAAATATTTTTCATATAAGATATTCATTTGTTTTACATCAGATGCATTTTTAAATTCTTTAATTATTTTCTGTTGTACAACTAACATATCAGATAGTCTATCTTCATATTCTTCTGATTTTTTTAAAATTTTATTTGCTAGTTCTGTCTTATCTATATTATGTTCTTGTGCAAGATAATCTAAAAATCTTGTTGTGTGACCATCAGCACCATTATATGTTAACCATTCTTGCGCTTCATGTTTTTGAATTTGCCAAGAAGCTGTTTCAATATCATTAGTTTTAGATATATCTTTAAATCTATAATTAAATTCGTCTTCAATAAGTTCTTTAGCGAAACGATACATAAATGTTACAATATGTTGTCTCATTTCGCCAGTCATATCAATCTGAACTTTTTCAGTTTCTGGCATGGCAGTTGTTTCTGCCATTGGAGAAGCTGGATTGATAATTTTAATTTTATCTCGTATCTCTGAGAAGAATGTGCTTCCATATAGAGCTTCATCTCTAGTTACTTCTTCATAACCAACTGGTAGAATTGGATACAAAGAATCTAATAATGGCTCAGCTATTTCAATACAAGAAATATCAAATAAAGTGTACAAATCTCTACAATACATTGCAGGATCCATTCCACCCATACCGAAGTATCTCTTAAAAGGGTCTGTTTTTGTTATAATGTATCTCATTAGATTTCCTAAACTTTTATCTATTTATTAGAATGTTACTGGGCTATTAGAACAAATATTCATAGCGCCAGTTGAACATGCTCCTGAAGATTGTCCGTAATGTCCTTTTGGTTGAGCAGTAGATGGTAGTGTTACTTCTGAATCTGTACTATATGATTGGCGAATAGTATGATTGTTTTGTTGATTATCAAAATGACCCATCACATATCCATTATCTTGTCCCATCATACAGTTATCTTCTCCGTATGCTCTAACTTTATTAAATGATGCTAGTGTTGCTCCAGTTGAATCGCTAAATCTAGCTTTTGGTAAGGTAACATTACTAGAAGTTCCGATATAATGCCAACCATATTTAGAACTCATAACTTTACATTGATAGTCACCACGAGACCAACCACCACCACTACCCCATCCAGAAGTCCAAGATGAAGTAGACCATGTAACATATCTATAAGCAGATGTCCATGCGAACCAACCTCTTAGTTCACCAGAAGCTCCATCATTAATGCCAGAATCTCCAGAGTCCCATCCAGTATACATAACTTCTGATGGGAAATGTAATCTATTAGTTGATGTTGCACCACCACCAACTAACCATCCAGATTGACCTTTAATATCATTGGCGCCACCGTTATCTGAACGACCAACGTTCATTGCCATACCACCAACGTGATCGCCAAAACCAGCTGAACCGTAACTCAAACCTTCGTTCTTTGGATCGTTACCAACGTAACCATAAGAGATACCAGAAGATGAAAAACCATCATTGGTTCTAGATCTCATAGTTCCATTAAATAAACTATAAGATGCAATTGCCGATGATGATGCAGCATATGTTGCTGTATTACCATGAGCCACAACATAAGCATTATAATCAGACCAAACACCTTTAGTATAAGATGCTACTTGATGTAATTGTTCACCGCAATATATTGTAGTTTCTGTTCCATGCCACATTTTATTAACAGAACGCCAAGGATTAGAACCTCTATATCCACCAGATAGATAACCATGAGTGTAGATTGAGCGATATAACCATGCTGAGTTATCTGGGCTTCCACTTCCAGTGTTTGTATTTCCTGGATAATTCCAAAAATAATTACCTACACCAGAAGTTGTTGTTCCATTAGATGCTAATCTTGAACCAACAGTGGTTGTAATTGGCACTGAACGTAACAAAGCATTTGCTTTATAAAAAGACATATTACATTCCTACGCCAGAAGCAGTTACAGTTGCTGCTCCAGTAGAGCAAGCACCTGATGATGTTCCATAATGTCCTTTCGGCATGCAAGCTGCACCCATTGTTACTTCAGTATCAGTTGAATGGTCTTGTTTAATTGTGTGGTTATTTTGTTGACCGTCATAGTGACCCATAATATAACCCCAATCTTGACCTTCTTCAACGTTCTCCTCACCATAAGCACGAACTTTGTTATAATTAGTTAATGTAACTCCATCTGAATCACGGAATTTAGATTTACCAGATGTAACATTACTACCATTACCAATATAATGATGACCCCATTTTGTAGATTGAGTATTACACTGTCCATCTCTACTCCAGTTACCCCAAACACCTGTACCAGACCATGTAGAATTAGACCATGTAACATATCTGTATGTTGCTGGCCAAGCAAACCAACCTCGTAGTTCCCCAGAAGCACCGTCGCCAATACCATCAGTACCAGAATCCCAACCAGCGTACATTACTTCTGATGAGAAATTTAAACGGGAAGTTACAGAAGAACCTCCACCAACAATCCATCCAGATTGACCTTTAATATCTTCTGCGCAGCATGGATCAACACGGTTTCTATCCATACGCATACCACCAACGTGAGAACCGTAACCAGCAGTACCATAAGAAAGACCTTCGTTCTTAGGGTCATTACCTTGATAGTCATAAGAGATACCAGAAGATGAAAAACCGTCACCAGAATACATACGGCAAGTTCCGTTATGTAATCCATATGAAGCAACAACTGAACCAGAAGCAGACATACCACCGTTGGCTACGATATAACCGTTGTAATCAGACCATGTACCATTTGTATATGACTGAGTATTCATAATCTGCTCACCAACATAGAATGTGGTGTCAGTTGGGTGCCAAGTTTTATTTACAGAACGCCATGGATTTGAACCTTTGTATCCACAAGCGATATAACCATGAGTGTAGATTGAACGATATCTCCAAGCACTGTTATCAATAGCGATACCAGTAGTTGTTCCACCCATATATGCCCAACCATAGCCAGAACCAGAAGTTCCTGTTGACATCAAAAATGCGCCACGAGTTGCATCTGGCGTAGATGGAACTTCTTTTACTAAGACATTTGAAACGTAATATGCCATTATACTTCCTCTAGTTTAAACTTGTAACGTTTCCCGTTTTTATTATTAATAAGGTAAAGGATTTCTTCACCTTCTTGTACCGTCCAGTTACCACGTGTACCGTCTACAATGTTACCAGATTCATGTTTTTCGTTAGATAAGTGCAAGTCAGATGTATAAACGTGACGCCATGCAGCAGAAGTAGAACCAAGATCATACGCAGAAGTTGAAGTTGGAATTAAACTTGATCCAACTCCAGTATTAACTAGAATTGTCGCAAAAGTCTGAGTTCCTTGGAATATATTATTACCACTGAAAGTATGAGCAGCAGTAATAGTTCTTGCATTAGATATATGAACGTATTGAGTGTGATCATCAGACGTTGTTAACGATGCCATCTGATTGTGAGCAAGAACACCAAGAGTTTTAGTATTAGAGCCAACACTATCTTGTAGAGTTCTTACGTTTACAATTCTTACTTTATTACCAGCATATGTAGATGATGTTAATAAAGTAACTTGATACATTGGAGCAATTTCTGGGAATGGTAAATCGTAAGATGTCCATTGTTCAGCGTATGCTTCACTTTGAGTTGAATATGCGGTTCTACCCATAACTGCTTTAATTGGGTAAATAATATCGTGAGTTGCAACTATCCAATAATTTAAATATTTGCCTTCACCAGCGTCTGCTAAAGAACCACTTCCGCTAGAAATACTATTAATACGAGCTGTTACAGTACCAGCAACCCAAGGTGTTGTAGATATTGATGTTTGGTCATAAGTAGTACCATTCATATAGATAGTTGGTAGTTGAGCAGTACCAGTCAATATCTGTTGTAAATAACCAGAAGGTGAAGGGTTATGAGAAATAGTGTGAACTAAATCTTCATCTTGTAATAATATCGGAGAAGTAAAACTTAATGTAGTCGCTGAATCATTACTCAACGTATAGGACATTGTGCCACCGCTTCTCCAAATAGCACCAACATTATAATGCATCATTTTTTGAGCATCTGTATCCCTAGACGCAGCATGTCTTTCATCTCCAACAATAATACCTTTAGATGCACCAGTATTTAAATAAATTGATGCAACTAAAATTGTATCAGTAAACATTGTATCATCATTAGTAACTTCAACTAAGTTCATAGTTGTTGGATTTAAACCGATAATATGTACACCAGCAGTAGCTGACAATGTTATTGTTTTAGTTGTAGAAATTGTTGTCTGTGTACCACGATACCAAACATTAAAAGCTGAAGAAATACTTGCAGTACCACCCATACCAGAATGGTTAGCACAGTAGTAATATAATGTTACAGCTTGATTTGTTGGGACAACAATTTGAGTATATGCACCAGCTTGACCTGGTGTTCCAACATATGTTACACCAGTTGTGAATTCAGTTCCACCACTATGAGTACCATTTGCTGTTGTAGAGAATCTTAGTGGATGCCCAGCGTTAGAAGCAGCAGACTGATCAAAAATATATGTGCCACCTTTGAGCAAAGTAACAGTTGCTTGCTGAACCCCATCAACATAGAACAACATACTAGAAACAGTTATAGTGTATGTTCTAGAAGTTGAAACTGAACCAGTTGGTGTTAAAGTAAAAACACGAGTAGCATCAACATAACCAATAGTAGAACCAGAAACAGTAGTTTCAAATCCAGTCATATCTTTGGTAGTAGCACCAATAGATTGCAACGCTAAAACGTTAATGGCTTGTTGAATATTTTTAGGTGACATATAACGAGTAGTCGTATCAGTACCAGCTTCCATTTGCGCTTGAGTCGCATTAGTAGTTGGATATGTTACACCACTTGTTGTGACAGAGTTAACAGTAATCGCACCAGCTGCAAAAGCACCGTTTTGATCACGTTTAACTAGAGTATTTGCTACGTTATTTGTAGAAGAATTTGCACCCGCAACAACAGCATTATTTAAGTTGATAAAGTTAGCATCAATTTCAGCATTTGTTAGTGGTGAATTTTTTGTAGTAATACCAGTGGAAACAATATTATATGCGCCAGCAGTTACAGCAACTGCAGCGTTAGAGACTAAAGTAATTTGAGTAGCAGAGTCTACAGTAAGAACAGTACCAATAGTAGTACCACCACTATTAGATAATTGTTGACCAATAGTAACTGAAGTATTAAATGAAGTACCAGTTCCAGTTACTATTGCGCTAGATGTTGTACATGTGATTGTGCCAGCGCCAGCGACTGCGGCATTTGTGACACGTGAGGTAATAGCTGCCATTTATAGTTTCCTATTTACATTCCAATGTGTTTTTTGATATTATTAATTTCACGACGGAGTTCTTTAATACCCTCTACCAGTAGTGGTGCAAAACGCTCATATCTAATTGTTAAATATTTATCATCAATCGGCGCAGGTGCCACAATTTCAGGCATAATTTTCTGAGTATCTTGCGCTGAAAGACCAACTTCTCGTTTAACTTCATAACCTAAATCTTGAGCAGTTTGATTGGCTTCATAATAGAAACCCTGAAGTTGATCAATTTTATCTAATGCATTTTCTAGATTACCAAGACGAGTTTTTAAATTATCATCAGAGTAGTATGCGGTAACGTTAGCTGTTGCTAAAATCTCACCAACAGTACCAGAAGCTCCAGTACCAACACCTAAACTTTGTAGGTGGGCAGAACCGAAACGATTATTTGTTTGTCCAATATCACCAGAGCCGTTTGTTCCACGTTTCTCAATATTAGTTATAGAGGCTTTGTCTGCATAAATTACTGCGAAAACGTTACCACTTTGTCCAATATCACCAGAACCACTTGTTCCAGATTTAGTAACAGATGAAACTGTAGGATTTAATGCCAAACCGAAAGTTGGGTTTCCAGCGACACCAGTTGGATTTGTTATTTCAATAGAATTTCCAGCAACAAAAGATCTAATAACTGAGTTATTTGCAGTTGTTCTAACAAGATAACCGTCACCTGTTGTTGCAGAAATACCAGTTAGAATAGCTGCATATGCTTGAACATCAGCACCAATAACTAAACCAAGATTAGTACGTGCTCCAGCTGCAGTTCCTGCACCAGTACCACCATCAGCAACCGCTAAGTCAGTAATACCTGTAATAGTGCCACCAGTAATATCTATTGTATTTTTATTTTGAATAGCGATAGAACCAAGCCCTAAGTTAGTTCTAGCATTTTGCGCAGTTACAGCGCCAGTTCCACCATGTTCTAGTTGAACAACACCATCAACGTTAGTAGCATTACCAACTAAAGAACCAGATACAGTACCCTGTAAATTACCAACAACGTTGCCAACGTGAACACCGTAGAAATTAGTTGCTCTTAGATTTCCTAAACCGTCTCTAGTTGCAACTGTATTTGCATCAGCATTAATTGACGGATATCTAGAATGTAGCATATCAGCGTCAAGGGTTGAATCTTCGCCAGCATTATTTTGCAAAATGCTTAAAATATTGGAAGCATTAAACGAAACTGCGTTTAATTTTTCGCCGACTTCACGATTGATGTTGTCAAAGTTTGAATCAACTTCCTCAATTGTTAAAGGACGTTCTTTATCTTGTCGTAAATGAATAGCAGCCATTAGTTACCTTTTTCTAATAGTTTTATAAGAAGAGATTTAATTTCTAAAATGTCTTCTTTCATAGTATTTATCTCAGATTGTAAACCCTCAACTTCTTGCTTAGCTTGAGATTGTTCTTGCAGCTTTTGAAGAGCAATTCTCTTATTATTCAAATAAGAATTATACCCACGTTTATCTACGTTTACGACACCTCCAGAGGAGGTGTCTTTTTTTAAATTAGAATATCCTTCAATAGAAACTAGACTCATGATAGTGCAATCAAACGAAGATTTTTAAGTTTTGGTATATATGTTGGGTTTGATGATTTAAATGCAACTTTAATCTGAATGTTATTAAATGGTGTTAAATTTTTTATATTAACCTCACGCTCAACATATTTACCTTCTTGATCATAGCTGTCAGATACATACCCAGTATCAGTCCATGGTAATTTTCTAAGGTCAGTATCACCAACCCAAGTTCTATAGAACACTTTAATAGAAGTATTATTAACAATATTACCATCAAATAAAACTTTAATGACAGTAGCAGCTTCAGTTAAAGAAAGTGTTCTCGTTACATATTGAGCAGAGTTATGAACGCCATATGGAGCAATATCATCAACATACTTGTCATATACTGAAATATTAAAATCTGGATCAGTAATCATATCGATAGTTGCAGTTGTTCCGAATGCTTTGTCAAGAATAATTTTAGTTGTATCCAGCTCAGCATTACCTGCATAAGTTGTTTTATCTTCAACCACAATAATATTCTTAACAACATAAGTTCCATCAATTCCAGTTGCAACACCAGAAATAACCATAGTTTTACCTATGCCTGCAGAAGTTAATAAATTATCAGCTGTATCGATATTAGTGCGAATAACACCAACACCACTTGGACCAGTATTTTCAAACACCAAATTTGGTGTAGATTTAATATAGAACGCAACGCCAGATACAGTAGTTGTAGCAGTGGCAGTAAGAGTAATAGAAGTATTACTATTGACTGTTAATACAGTTCCAATAATAGCATTATCGCTAGTTCTGCATAACACGTTACCT